GTACAAGATAATTTGTAAACAGGTAAAGCACTTTGTTGATAGAAAGGTTGTTCGTGTTCAACAAACTGTATCTCAAAGAATGCTTTTGTTGTAGGAAAATAAACTAGATCACCTTCGTTAGGTCTTAATGTAGTTTGTAAATCACTATTGTTAGATATCAAAGTTTCCCATCTCAATTTAGATACAGTAAACTTAATATCATCTCTTAATTCTAAACCAAACTTCTTGATTATCTCTTGTTCACCCATGTAACCATCTGTATTGTCAACATACATTTCTATAATGTACGAGTCATCAAAAGATGAAGCAGGGTCCTCACCGAAGATAGTATCTTTATTTGCTATCTTTCTCGGTAGGTAATAAACATCTTGACCATATATCTTAAGCTGTTCTATAATTAAGTCTTCGTATAGTCGTTGCTCAGATGTAGTGCCAGTGCTAAAATAAGTGTTAGTCGGCATTTAGTTTTTATCCTTGTTGCATATGTGCAGGTTCTTCATAATTTGATCTAATTTCTTCTTCAAGTTTTTGTTGTTCTGCTATTGCCGTTGAAAATAATTCAGGTCCATTAAGTGTAACTCCACCTAACATTGCTGTACCATTGAATTTGGACAAATTTTGTCCCCATTGTCTTTTAATTAATGTTGTTGTATATCTCTTTAAATAGATATCATCAAACATATCTGTGTATGTTGCAGGATCTAATCTACGATAAACTTCCATAATTAAATATTCACCTGCTGTTATATCAGTTGTCCAATCTTGGTCAATATATAATTTGTTTGATAAATGATTAAATCTCATTGGTTTTTCTCCAACTAATATATGATCTAAAAAGTCTAAATGTTGCATTGTCATTTGATAATGAACAATACTTGTAGATGAAAAATCGTATAGATCATTTAATCTTAATTGATATCTAACATCAAACATATTTAAGTTTGCTCTATCAGATAATGGAAATATATTAACAACAGATATAACTGTTGAAGGAACTATAAGAAAGTTATTTCCTTGTTTCCATGAAGTAGTAACTGAATTTGATGTTACTGATTCAGTAGTGTCTGTTGTCATACGAGTGACATCATCAGCAGTCACCTGATATTTTAAATACATTCTTTCAACACCATCTGTATGATATTGACAAAAGTATTGTACTGCCTCATCTATTCTATCATCTACTTGATCGTCATCAACATTTATGTCAATTACAGGTTTACCTAATGCTCTTAGGCAGTATTCTTTTAATGTATCTTTTGTATTTGGTACGGCCATAATTTTTTCCTTATAATACTATTTAGTTATCCTAATGCGACTGCTTGTGCAATTGCAAATGCTTTTGTTGCTTTACTATCTAACGCTGTCTGTATATTACCTGTGACACCATCAACGTAATTTAATTCTTCAGGTGTAGCAGTTATCTGTGTTGTACTTGCAACTTCTAAAACAGGAAGAGTACCTGAAACATTAGGTAAAGTTATTGTTCTATCTCCTGTCGGATTAACTACATTAAGAGTAGTTTCGTGATCGTCAGCAGTTGATCCTTCAAACACAAATGAATTAGTAACACTTATAGTTGATGAATCAATAGTAGTTGATGATCCATTAACTGTTAGATTTCCTGTGATTACAACATCTTGTGAGAAAGTTGTATCACCACCTGTAGCAATTGATATTGCGTCTGTATCTCCAACAGAACCTATTGTTCCGCCATTTGGAATAGTTATACTTGCAATACTACCACTATTTGCAACAAACTCCATTTTTTTACTTGTTGCATTGTACTCTAATATTTTACCATCACCAATAGATGAAATATCAATATCATCATTATCAAGTATTCTTGTAGAACCACCACCGCCAAGTGTAGATAGTTGAACAGAAGTAACGTTCTTAAATCTTAAAAATTCTTCTGTAAGTTTTTCTAAAGTATCAATTGATCTAAGTTTAGATATCTTATCTTTCTCTAACTCATTGGCAACTTTCATTTCTGAAATTTGCTTTGATACTTTTTCTATTATACTTTCGTCATATGCTGGAACTTCTTTAGGTAGTAGATATTCTAATAATCCTGAAGCTGCTTCAATCTCTTGTGTCTTGATTGTATTTGCTTCAACCTTTTTAGGTTCTTTTTTAATCTCAACTTTAGATTCTACTTTCTTTTCTTCAACAGGTTTTTCTTTTTCTTGTTTTAAAGTAGAAAAAAGTTCCTCTAAAGCACCAATCTTAATTTCTTCTTTTTTAACTTTTTCTTCTAGTTGTTCTTTTTCCACCTGTACAGTAGATAAGAAACTATCTAATCTGTTTCCTAATATATCAATTTCTTTTGGTAATACACTTTGAATACCTTTATTAAATTTTTGTTCTTGTAGTTGTCTAATCTGTTTTTCAATATCTTCATCAATTTCATTAACTTCATTAACAACTTCAACTTTTTCAATAGTTGGTTGAGCCGTTAAATCAGGCCATTTCTTATCAAGATAATCTTTAGTTGACATAACTTATCTAGTCACGCTTGGTGTGACTGTTGCTCTTCCTTCAATTCGTCTAGTAACTAATCCGACACTATCAGTCGTTGTTAAGTCCCAAACATATCGACCTTCAGAAAGTCCTGAGGTTATAGTATCAGTCATTGTAATAGAACAAGTACCTGCTGTTGCACTCACAGCCGCAGTTGTAAAACTGTATGAAGTAGTTGATAAGTGAGTCTTCCTCATCTTACAAGTTATTGTTTGACCTGTTAAATCTACGACTGTACCTGTTGAATCTTTAACAGTTAATGTCTGTGTAAAATCAGCGTCTTGGTCAATAGTGATATTTTGTATTGTTGCCATTGGTCAATCTCTCTATATATTTAAACATTTAAATTACTTCTTATATTTATAATATATTTAAAACGCCCAACTGACAAATGAGTATCTAGTACCTTTCGTACATTCTGTTACTTCGTGAGGATACATAAAATTAGAAGGAAACATCAATATATCTCCTGTCTTTAGTTTAATTGTTGTATCTCTACAAGTAAATTCTGAACCTTCGTAATCTTCGTTTAAATTACCTACAATAGACACTAAAGGAACACCTTTCATTTTACCATCAAATATATCGTGTATATGATCGTAATGTTTTCTCATCATAGTCCCTACATTATATCTATTAAATCGAATAGTGGAATAACTACTTAACCATGTTGATCCTGTTTTCTCTCCATCCCAAGAACATATCTTTTGATACTCATCTAATGCTTTTGCAATTGATAGTTTAAGTTTATCTTGTTGATTTTTTGTAGATGGCATTATATCTAATTCTTTTGTAGATTCAGATTTAGTTGTTCTAGTAGTGTAATTATTCCATTGATGTTTTACCCATTGTCGAGTATTACATTCATCAACGATTTGTTTACATATGTCTTTAGATATAGTATTTTTAACTACGATATAATCTTCAATAACATTTGGGTACATTTTTACTTTTTAAACCAACTAGGCAATCCTATGAAAGGTCTTCCGTCATATAGATTTTCTTTTGCCTTTTTAGATGATGAATTGTTATAGTGTAAGAATACTTGACCACAATCTTTACCTTTAAATTCTTCTCGCCAATGTTCTAGTTCACAGCCAGAATATATCAACATATCACCAGGTTCAAGATCAACTTTAATACCTGCCTGTCCGTTTTTACCTGTTGGGTCTAAGTATATCGGCCATGAGTCACCCCCTAGATTTAATGTAGTAGATATCTCACATGAATATCTATCTTTATGACGTGCTAGCACATCACCATTCTTATATATTCTTGCATAAGAATATGTAGGACTTAATTTTAGACCTGTATGTTTCTCCATAGTAGGTTTAACTTTCTCTAGTAAAGTTTCCATCAATATATCACTATAATGAGAATAAGTGTTTGGCACTTGTTCATCATTCCACACGCCAAATTCAGTTGTAAAAGGTGATATAAATCTTTCATCTAATAAAACTCTTGCAACTTTTCTTTTATTTAAGAAAT